CAATGGCTGTGTGTGGCACGCCATTGTCTAAAACAGCAGGATAAGCCTCTGTCGTTACCGTAAGTTTTTGTTGAGTAAAATTTTGCCATTGTATTCTCCTTGAATAAGCAATGACACGCAGAGTTTATATTGCGGGATGAGCGTCTTAGTCCGCATATAGTAATTATACACTCTTACTTATCTTTGTCAATGGTATTGGTAACTATTCTTAATGTTCCAGGTTCAATTCGTTTTGAAATTTGTGTAAGTTGTTCATTAACTTTTTCAAAATGATCATCGGTATCTTTCATAATGGCCAACATTGTGACCATAGTTGAAAGACTCCAGTGCCACCAGCTAATACAAGTTACGCCCAAAATGATTAAACCTGTGAAAAAAATAATTTGCCAAATAGTGCCGTAGTGTAGATACAGGAATGCTGATATCGCGCAGAAGACTGCTGGCGCGATTACTGAATAGATTCGCCATCCTTTAATTTGTTTGTAAAGTTGTTTAGTAATTGGTCCCATTATATTCGCTCTGTAGCAAATATTTATTTGGGTATTATCGACTATAGTATTAGTACTTATTGTCCAATTAGGCCAAACGGTGCCCATGTACCTGGCTCGCCTGGTTGGAGACAAACCCAGCCAATGTATCCGCTTGATAGTGGATTTGAATTCCAACAAATGTCACCTGTATTAAATGCACCAACTGACGGTGCGGCTGTTCCGGTAGTAAATTTTTTATTGGCAAAACTAATGTCGCCATTGACTGCTAGTCCAACACTTGGGTCTGGATTATTAATACCAATACCAACAGGTCCAAACATTTTAATAGGTCTGCGATTGTTTTGTTTATTACCAATAGCAATTTCATTTGCATCTGCGTAATAAGTTTCATCACCTGCAACATCAAAAGACAATTTATTGGCCGCGGTTATTTTTGAATTTGTAATGCTAAAATCTTCACCGTCATTAAACTCAATAATTCTAGCATTGATCACTGCACGGCTAGCATTGATACGTGACATGAACGTAGCTTCACCATCAACACTTAACGAGTCTAGCGTACCTAACTTAGATAAATTTGATCGTGTTACTGTCGTTCCAAGGCCAACCGCTGACAACACTGGTTCACCACCAATGTAATAGCTTCTGTCAGATGCTAGGTCAAAGTCTTCACTTGTCCATAGGCGATCCGGATCAGCTTGCATAATTAATTGGCGCATGCCGCCTGTACCGGTCCAAGTTAGTCCTAGTCCGTATATGCCTCTATCTCTAGATGTTTTAAATTCTAATGGACTAAATCGATCAATACGGGTATCTGCTACTATTGTTTCTACTTCCAATGTTCCGTAAATTTTAACGACCGCATTGTTAGTGTGTTCATTACCAATTATTATATGTCCGTTGTTCTTAACTGTGATTCTTGTTGTGTTATCACTAATGATATTAAAATCGTTGTTGGTATACGTACCAAGTTGTAGAGCATTATCTTTAGTTGCGTTAATAACAAATTCTATGTTGCTGTCAACAATAGCAAACGTGCCGTTAGGAGTTTCTGTATTGATACCAACACGTTGTAATGACGGATCAAAAAATGCAAATTCGGCGAGTGCGGTATTTCCGGCTACACGTAAGTCTCTAAGTATGCCAACTTCTCTTAACCGACTTTTTGTAACTTGCGGTCCTAGTTCAGTTTGACTTAGTACGGTAGTGTTATCAATTTTATATGTATGTTCTGGCTCAATATCAATGTCACTGTTTGACCATAAACGATTACCTGAACGATAGCCAAGTTGTACACTACCTTTGCCCCATGTCCAACTTAATCCTTTGTCTAGTAAATCTGCTTCGTCATTAACAGCCCAGTCCCCAAACTTAGTATCAATACCTAGTTCTGTTTCTAAGTGCTTAACTTTGAGAGTGTCTACAGATAGTGTTCCCGTAACGTTAACAGGACCTGTAAGGTCTAACTGACCGTAATGGATAATGTTGCCTTCTAAATTGCTTAATGCAAGTTTAGTAATAACAACTTTGTCGTTTTCGATAGTAAAAATTTGGCTCATAATAGGTCTCTTGTGCAGTATTTATCTTAAACTGATTTAACCTAAAGCCAAAAAAATAGGGCCCTAAGGCCCTATTAAAGTGCTAGTTTATTGCACTCTGAGTAGAATAGTTTCTTCGTTAATGCGTCCATTCATTTTAGTGTCTGTAGCATTAATATCTTCTAGGAACTTGCGTAACTGTACTTTACCAGCCGCTTTAAACTCTTTGAGCTTTTCCTCAGGCTTACGTATAGTCTTCTGTATGCTCTTAAACTCGTCAAAGTTAGTAATCGTAGTACCTTTTACGCCCAATGTGTTAAACTCTTTAGCAACGTACTTGCCGAGTTTACGGGTCTTAGTGTTAAAGATCCACAGTTCGCCAACACCAATAATGTCAGTTGGGTTAATACTCACAAGTTTCAACGGCTCGTTAGTCTTCATGTACTTGAGTTTAGCAACTAACTTCTCTGCTGGAACAGCTTTCTTAGCACGTGGCGCACGATTAACCTTAGCTTCTTGGGCAAGCATATCACACGCACTCATAATTTCTTGATAGAACACAATCAAGTTCTTAATTTGCTTCTTACTACGGTGGCTGTAGCCCTCACGTAGCTGTTCATCTGCACTACCGGATGCCAACTCTTCCAGTTCAGCTAGATCTCTGTTGTAGAATCCTTTAATGATTCTTGCGTGGGCGGCTTTGACTTCTTTGCCTTTGAGCAAGTTAAGCATCTTAAATGCTTTGGGATCAAAAGATTCTGGATCAGTCTGGAAACCTTCGATAGCATCTTCAATCTCTTCGGTCATTCTATAAGCGGCTTCGCGAACACGATCCTGAATTGAAGGAGTATATACCGCTGGTTTTGCGGCTTCAAGTGCTTTGGCTTCAACTTCGTCAATGTCGTCTTTACCAGCCGCAATTACTTTGACAATCTCTGCTCGTAACCAAGCGGCTGAATCTCGGCCGCTATTAAAGTCAGCACGTTGCGGAGTCATACCGCGATTCAAACAGCAGGCCACTGCACCCATTGTGGTACCAACACGGCTATCTTTAACTTTCTTGAATGCTGTAACATCTGCTCGGGTACAGCCAACAGTTTCCATCCATTTGGCAACAGCGGGCTTGTAACTTTTAATGTCACTTTCCAAACGGTAGTAGTCCATAGCACGTTTGAAGAAACGGTGGAATGTGTCTGCGTCCCAAGTTTCGCAACCTTCCCAAACTGGGCTATGGTCTTTGACTGTACGGGTACGATGTGCAATAACTTGCTTTTTAGTTACACGGGTTTTGGATGCTACTTTTGCCATTTCTCACTCCTGTTTATTAAACAATATACATATTATAGCACCGATCGACATAGCTGTCAAGTACCAATTAGACTATTGTTTTACAGTAATTATACAAATTGGCTAATTCTGGAAAGGTTTCCAAAAAATTGGTACCCCTACGTTTATCGTGTTCGTCAAAGAATAGTCCAAAATCTTTTAGCCAAACTTGTTCTGGATCTTCTTTGATCAAGTATTGTATGCGTTCCAATTTAGCAATTTCCCATTCCTGAAATCCCCTGCCATCACAGTGATTGGACTTCATATATTCAACTTGTTTTAACAGCATTGGGATATAATCAGTTGGCAATATCCTAACACTCATCCACTTTGGATTATCTAAGTAGGGGATATCAACACTGATTGATCTTCCTTCGCCATGATACTTTAACTTCATAATTAAAATATCTTTTAAAAATTCTGTATATGATGTGATTGATAGGGCATTGTAAGTTGACATAACACTAAAATGTGCTGTAGGCACTTCTGTAAGGTACTTATGACAGTTATCAAGCCATACTTCGTAATCCATACCGTTGCGAATATACTCTGCTTTCTTACCATATGCTTCTGCACTAGTGAATAGTGTAAATCTCTTTACACACTTGTTGTCTTGAATAATTTTAATCTTTTCAAGAAACTTGTCAAACAACTTATCAGGTAACACACAATTAGAATTCATTGCTAATTCTAAGTTAGGATTAGGATTTTCAATAATGTAGTCAAGTACTTTAAAAGTATCTTTGCTCATTAACGGCTCGCCGCCGGTGATACGGAAGGTATGGAGTGTAGGGTAAATATCCGGCCACCACTTCCAAAATGCTTCAACATAAGGATTATGTTCCTTAACTGGAATAGGCATCTTGTCTTGACGTTGAGTATGCTCTAGGTTGTTATATTGAAGAGTAGTTGGGTAACCACCAAACTTTTCAATTTCTTCCATCCATTTACTTGAAATGTGCGGACTGCAATACGAGCATTTAAAATTACACGCATGACTAAAACTAACTTCTAAGTAAGTTGGCTTGATGTTTTGTTCCCAGCCAGCATACATTACATTAAAGTATTGATCCTTACCTGCCCAATCATCAGTACTTTTATAAATTCTATCACTATACACCTCTGCGCCTTCGGGTACATTGTCTTCAACATTCCAACAAAAGTGACACTCTTCTGGCCTACTGCCAGTCATCATAAGTTTACGTTGTGATTTTTTAAAAGAAGTATTGTGAAGCGCACTTGGATCCTGTTGAATTTCTTCTAGAGGAATTTTGTGTGTATTGGGATGATGACAACTATGTGTGTGTCCGTTTTGCAAATGTAAGGTAACCTGCAACCACTTGGCTAAACACATACCCGGGCCCGTACGGTCTAATATTTGTTTAGCTTGTTTAAGCCATATTGTTTTATCAGTCATCCTATACTTATGTCCACAAGCTCTGTCTAATTTTAATTAGACGAATCATCATAGCTTCATCTTCTGCTTCATAAGCGGCTTCAATTTTTTGAAGTAACTTGTGAGCTTTGTCGCTGGCCTTTTTAAGCACGGGATCTTTATCTCCACTAAAACTCAACTTGCCGCCATTAGCAATACGACTGGCTTCGCAGGCCGCACTCCATCCACTTGCATCATATGCATCTGGACGATTGCGATAGGTCACTGTCCACCAAGTGTACAGCTCGATAATTTCTTTAGCAGATTTGGCTTGATATGTAGGTTCACCAAAACCTTTGCTACCAGGCTCGGCACCCATATCTTCTCCAACAGTGAGTTCACTGGCCCACTTGAGATATTCCATACCTGCTTCTGGACTGCGCCATGTGCGCCAGCGTAGCCATCCCTTGCGCCACCATGGAGTTTCAAATTTAGTCTTAGCATCATCACTCCAAATACAGTGATGCCATGCTTGTTCTATTTCCACAAAGTCCACAAGCTCATTGAACATACAAGGAAGAAAGCGATTGCCCACATCATTCCAAGCGCCCGGTTTGATGTCTCGAGGATGTGCGGTAAGAGCATGGCTGTGACTAACCCAGCGATTGTTAATATAATAGCGTATGTCATTTAGCTTGTCCGGAATGTAATAAACAAATTTTTGAAGGTGGTCTAGACCTTCCTCAGCAATCCAGTAACGAATAGGATGTGCTTTGGCTGCTTCAGCGTACCAGGCATCCCATTCTTCGCAGGTGCCACACTTGAGCTTGGGCGTACCACGAAGCCAGTCGGCAAATTTTCCAATAGTCCAGTAATGTGATCTCATTTTTATTCCTTAAACAAACGGCTTTAGATTAGGCGGAACCCAACCAATTGGCTTCAATACTTTGCCATCTTCACGCTTACGTACTTTGCCATCTTCGCCAATCTTGGCAAAGTTTGTACTCATTACTTCTTTCCAAGCACCTTCAGCGTCACTGCCCATGCTATGAATAGCACCAATGGTAACAACCAAAATGTCAATAAGAGCATCCAGTGTTTCTACTTGGTCATGTGCGGCAATTGCTTCGGCAAGTTCGCCTGCTTCTTCTTCAATCAAACCAACGTACAAATTAAATTGATCCTCGTCAAACTCGCCACCAACTGTTTGGTCGCAGGCTCGCATAAATTTTTCTTGATCTCTAAATGGATTCATTATAATTTCCCTTTAAATAATTTTCTACAACTGGCTGACCTTCCTTACAAGGCATCGGCCTGCCATTACGGTCTAGCCAAAGTGTTCCCCATTTATGATCACCTTCATTAAACTCTACAAATATTTGTCCATAAGCACAAAATAATTGTGTAGATGTATCATCAGTCTTTACAGTACTAAACGACAGCAACATTGTTGTTGTCGTTGTTAACATTATAATGATCTTAATAACGTTTGTCAAATCTTTTCACCGGGCACAAAACCACGGAATCCTTTGAAACGTGGAAAGCGCAAACTGTAAGTGCCATCCTGATTTTGTGTCACAGCATCGGCACGTACTTCTGCCACCATACCAATACAATCACGCTTGAGCTGCCAGAAGCTATCCCGTTGCTCGTCTGTAAGTCCACTGCCCACATTGACTCGAATGTCTTTGCCATCATCTACACCTTCGCAAACTAATGCACCAAGTTTACCTATATTCTTACCAGTACCTTCTTCAGTGGCAACTACAGTAAGACTAACTTCAATAAACGGCTTTAGCTTCAACCATGCTACGCTACGTTTACATTCGTAACCTGCTTCTGGATCTTTAAGCATAATGCCTTCATATCCGCCAGCAATTGCCTTGACATTAATTTCTTTGTAACGCTGTTGTCCCTTGGGAGTATCCAAGTCAACTAGCTCGTGCCCAACAACTGATACATTAGGCAATACATCTTTGTTCGCCTTATGCCAATGATAAACCATTGCGCTACGATCTTCTTGACGTTTATCCCAAATACCTTTTTCAAAGTCTTCGAGCGGAAGAAAATCAAACAAGTTGAGAATAGCATCATTAGCCTTAACATCACTCTTGCGATGAACTTGGGTCATTAGGTCCTGGAAGCTACTAGACATAATTTCACCGTCAAGTACTAGGTCATATGGAGGTGGTGTTTTTTTAACCACTGCACTAATCTGTTCTACAATGTGCGGAAAATTAACAAGTTCTTTACCATTGCGACTGAACATATCCACCCGACCATCACTACGTACAATAGTAATAACTCTAACTCCATCGAGTTTAACTTCGATATATTTTTTGCCCGATATCTTCGACTCATGATTAGCACTATCGTGAGCAAGCTGGCAACCGAATATAGGAATAGCGTAACTAGCATATTTCTTTTCTACCATTTTATTAATTGTTTTTTCACTAGTACCGCAACGCAAGTCTTTGATAAGAATTCGTCGATACCATCCATTCCACTGTGCCTTAGTGGCGGATTTCATCATTGCTTGGATCATATCCCTAGCTGTGTTACCGGTAACTTGACGTGTGACAAAGCCAGTAAGAGCGAGAGTAAAACTATCCCAAGGTAAGCCAGCACCATCTTCATCTGTTTTCTCCGGAACTTGTTTAATACCAAAAGTAATCATGGGATCCAGTGCAAGTCGAAATCCTTCAAAAAGCTCATTGTTACCTGCCTCAGCTTGGGCAAGGACAATAGCTTCTTTATTCAAACGGCTGGGATGATCTTCTAAAGTGGAGATAACTGCGTGGCAAGGATCGCTCATTTCATACCTTCATAATTAACTGTTAATATAGATATTATACAGCCTATTTGTTAGTGTGTCAAGACTTTATTCCGGAAATGCTATTACATTCATACTCATTATTATTCGATTAGATTGGCTTAGATTTTTTTGGGTTCTATGTAGTAGCCATCCAGGAAACATAAGTACATCACCCGTTTTGACTGTAACTTCTTGCCAAAGGGTGTTTTCTTTTGGATACCCGCTCCAGTGATAAAATAACGGATTTTGGAATTCTAAATTCCCGCCATTTTCTGGTTGGTCTAAATATACAACTATTGAAATCGAAGCTCCACCATGGGAATGTTCCATAGTCCATGCACCGGGCGGATGAAGGTTAACCCAACTGCCGTCAATGTAAGTTCCTTGATCAAAGAACTGCCATTCTTTTAGTACCTGTTGTGCATGTGTTGTCATCCAGTCTAGCAGTTCGATTGATTCGTCCCACATGTGTGGGCCATCGGTATCGTCAACTGAACTAACTCCGCCATCGGTAGTTAGTACTGAACTTAAATGATTACTAGTCTGTAGTAATTGGTATGCACGATTTTTAACAGATGTTAAATCACCAGGGAACTGTCCCTTCCATATATATGAGTTTAATGTTTCCATAACTGACTTATATATCAGTATGTCAAGTGGTTTGTTGTCTTAAATGGTTTGCCGTTGTAGGCGTTTTCTAGTTGGGTTAGAATTTTATGTTTCATCTGGTAAACTTTTGGATGATCATGATCATACTCAAAAGACTTCATAAAACGTCCCCAACCATTTGGGCGAACTCTTTTTGGAACTGGGCCGTCTAAGTATTCGCGTATTGCTTTTGGGTCAAATCCAAACTTGTCAATCATGTCCTGTGCAAGATTAAATGAGTGGGCCCCCATTTCGTCTCGATGTCCATAATATTCTTGCCATGCGCGATCTTTAGCATAGTAGGCAGTGCTTTCATATCCAGGAATATCTTTAAAGTTACGAGCTCGATATTGTCTACAGTGTATGATTTCGTGTAGTATTGTATCAGCAAATAACGTACACATACGGTCCCACCGATATGAACTAGTCTTCATTGTGTTGGCAGTGGTTGGAAATGCTAATTCAATTTCAATAAATCGCTTCTTTCCTTGGCTATCGTAATCACTGTAGTAAGCGCCGCCAACCCAGACTTCGCCTGGTTTAACAGGCTTGTGTCTGTAACTACGAATTTTAATTGGTAAATGTGCTTTGACGTGTTTACTTATAATGCTGGTAATTTCGCCTATAGGTAGCCTTTTATCAACTACTTCTGATTTTAGCTGATAAATCATAGAGTACAATGTATTTCGATCTAACGCAGACCAATTAAAGGCTTGACGGGCCATGGCACACTCCTAACTTTAGTATTTATAGTGTACTACGGCTTTTTAAAAAACCCGTGTTTTACGGGCGTTTATCAATGACTTTGTCAGCCAATCCGTATTCCACTGCTTCTTTTGCGCTCAAAAACGTATCAAATTTCATAGCTTCGTACAGCTGAGCATACGTTTTTCCAGCGGTATTATGCTTGACATACAGTTCAGTTAAGCGTTCGTTGATACGTTTGGACTCTTCAAAACTACGCTTTGCGTCCTCAAACTCTAATTCCTGTACGTGTACAGTACCACGTGTTCCCGGAGTACCAGAACTAACACGATGGATCATTGTACGTGCTTCGGGTAGCACGAACCGTTTACCCGGGTGTCCGGCTTGAGCAAGGAAGGACCCCATACTGCAAGCCTGTCCCATAACGTAAGTGGCGACGTTGGGTTTAATAAACTGCATGGTATCGTAAATAGCAAGGCCAGCAGTAACGGACCCACCAGGGCTATTGATAAAGAAAGTAATGTCTTCATTTCCTTGACTCTCTAAAAAGAGCAACTGAGCAACCAGCAAGCTCGATGTATGCTCGTTAACATCCGTGTCTAACATTACAACACGGTCTTTGAGCAAGCGACTGTAAATGTCATAGGCACGTTCGCCCCTTGCTTCGGTCTCGATGACCATTGGTACTAAATTGGGCATTCTATTTCCTCTTGTAAATATCGTTTTAATTCTTTGTCTGTGGGTTCTACAGAATAGTTCTGTTTGAAAAATATTTCGTAACTATCGCTACCATACTTTCCAATGCCATACAACATTGTAGCATCATCGCCATCCCAGGTCAAGTAATCCTTGCTCATACGGATTAGTCTAGTGTAGCGTACATTAAGCATGCCTAACGGTGCCAGTATGGTTTTGACAAAATCTTCGTCGGCCTGTAGTAACGCTTGGGGATTTGGGAACCAATAGAGGAATTCTGGTAATGTCATCTTAACTGGTTTACGACCAGTTTGATTCAGCATAATAACACCGACCATGTGTTCCCAACTGTTTGCGATCTGTTGCTGTACCATTAGATCATCACGTAAAGGTTCAAAGAATTTCATTCTGTAGTTGTCCTTGAATCTATGTTAGAACGATATGCCATGTACAGCACTCCCACAATATACCCTAATAGGAATCCCCAAAAGAAATTCATTGTTTAACGACTCAGCATTTGATCAGCACGAGTCACACCGGCCAGCCGCTGATCTTCAGTCAACTCATCACAACGACTGGAGTGATCAGGAGCTCGTAACCAGTTCACACCTGTGCGTGGCTTATAGGTGTTTTCCACTGAACGAAACACACTCCAGGTGGCAAACACCATGCTGATGATGGCAATATGACCCAACATGTTGTAACCAATAGTGAGCAATTCGCCGATGTAAAGACCAAATGCCAGACTCCAAAAACATC